GGCCAGATGACGCGGAGGAGCTCGCGAGCCAGTCGAGCCTGTCGCTCGCGCCGCAGATCGCCGCGCGAGTGACGATCGTGCAGGCGACATGGTCGGCCGAGATGCGGCTTTCGCGCGAGGTCGCGAAGGGCACGCCGTTTTCTCTGAGGCACATTCGCGTCGATGACCTCATCCAAGCGGTGATCGAAGACAGTCGCGAGGACGCGAACTAAAAGACGCGCTTCGCTCGGGCGACACTGTGAGCATGGACGCTCACGGGTACACACTGTCGCCGGCCGCCGTGGCGATGCTCGCCGCCGCGCGACGCGTCAGCGGCCAATCGCTGCGGCCTGCGTCGCCAAAGCCGAAACCAACGGAGGCGGCACCGTGACTCGCCGCGAGCTGCACGAGCACGTGTGGCGGCAGCTTCCGCTGCGGCGTCACATGGCTGGCCGCGATACGGTCGAGACGATCACCGATCTGTGCGTTGAGTGGTGGGAGCCCGAGTATCTGCGACACGCGAGCCGAGCCCGCGAGCGGGCGGTCGTGCTGGGCGGCATCGTCGCTTCGGTGAAGCGGGCTCACCAGTGGCAGAGCGACCGCGAGCCGGTGGAGTACGACATGACATGGACCGTGCTCTACGGGCTCCTGGCTCACGAGATCGCCACGATCCTGGAGCGCTGGTGGCGGGCGTCCGCCGCGAACAGGCGGCTCATGGCGGAGTGGCACGAGGCCATCCGGGCGTAACTGCAAGTGTGGCCGATGGTCTGGCACACTCGGGGTGTACCCCGGAGGCATGCCCTATGCGCATCATCGCCGCCATCATCGTGTTCTCGCTCGCGAGCCTGTCGGCTCACGCCGGCGACCTGCTGATTTTTACCCGCTCCGGCTGCGGAGCGTGCGACCGCGCGAAAGCCGCCATCGCATCGGACCCGGCGATCGCGGCTGGTCACACGCTGACGAGCATCGACACGCAGTCGCAGCCGCTGCTCGCTCGGCTGTACAGAGTGAAGGCCGTGCCGGTTTTTGTCTTGGAAATCAACGGCAAGGAGGTTGCCCGCACTGTCGGATTCTCGACGGGCGCGGATCTCAAGGCATGGTTGGAGGCCCAGAAATGAGCGTCATTACCACAGCGGCATACGCGGCGGCGAGCGATGCAGACGACCTTGCCTCGGCCGTGCAGGCGTTCCTCGACACGGCCGTCGCCAAGGCGTCGGACGGCATCACCTGGGCGGAGTTTGGCGAACTGCTGATCGCACTCCTCCGGCTGACGGTGACGAGCCTAGATGTCGTCAGCGGCATGGACGGTGCGGAGAAAAAGGCACTCGTCATGGTGGCGGTCGGATCATTGTTTGACCGCTTGGCTGATCAGGCGGTGCCGCCGATCGCGCTGCCGGTGTGGTGGCTGGTGCGGCCCGCGGTGCGGTCGCTGCTGATGAGCCTGGCGTCGGGTGCGGTCGAAGCCCTCCTCCCACTGGTGCGTGCATGACGACACTCCTGCTGGTCGGTGCCGCGCTGGCGTTCGGCTGGCCCTGGCTACGCGATCACTGGCATCAGATCGACATCCGCAAAATGCCGTCGCACTATGCGGCGGTGGTGCTGCTCGCCGCTGCGGCGTGGATGCAGTACCGGCCGGCTCCCGCACCAGGGCCGACGCCACCGCCTCCGCCGGCGGCACTCTCGCTGAGAGGGCTGTTCACGGGCTCGGATGCCGCGGCCGATGCTGCGATCCTGGGTGCGTTGTGCGGCGAGCTGGCGGACGAAATCGAATGGGACGCGAAGCAACCCGAGCCGCTCCTGAAAACCGGCGTAGCCCTGGACGAGTTGCGGATCCGCTCGCGGGTGCTGCTGGTGCGCGGCGTCAGCCTCGGCGCGAAATACCCGCTGGTGCGTGACGCGATCGACCGTCACCTCACCGCGATCGCCGGCCGCAGCGGCGGCCCGCTCACGCCCGAAGCCCGGGCGAAATGGGTGCAGGCGTTTCGGGACATCGCTGCCGCATGTGAGGACGCGAGATGAAGGCGTCTGTCGCACTGCGTGTCATCCTCGCGGGCGCGTGCCTGCTGCTCGCGGCATGGGCGCTACAGCGGCCCAGCCTGCCGCAGCAATCACCGCCAGTCGATCAGCCGCAGGGCTACACGCCGGACCCAGAGGGCGTACGGCGTTTTCTTGACGGATTGCCGCAGCCGTACTTCGCCGAGGCCGGCGCGGAGTGCATGCAGAAATTCTCCGGGCAGGATCGCTTCCTCTACCGCGCGCTGTACAAGGCGCACCAAGACAGATACGGCACGCCATTCATTGTCGGCAAGCAACTCATTGGCGACTGCGTCTCATGGGGTGCTATGCACGCCGTGTGGGTTGCGGAGTCTGTGGACTACGAACTTGGCAAGCGATCGGAACCGCCGGTCGCGCCATCGACCGAGGCGATCTACGGAGGCTCGCGAGTCGAAGCGCGCGGCAAAGACGGCTCAGGCGCGCGGCCGGTCGGCGGGTTCTCAGATGGATCGACGGGCTGGGGTGCCGCGAAGTTCCTGAGCGACTGGGGCGTGGTATATCGAATCCCGTATCCCGATCTCGGCTATGACCTGACGCACTACGACAGCAAGAAAGCGAAACAGTGGGGCGCGTTCGGCTGCGGCGGCGAGGGCGACGGCGGCAAGCTCGACGAAGTTGCGAAGAAACACCCGTGCAAGCACGTCGTCCAGGTGAAAACATGGGACGAACTGTGTGCCGCGATCGACTCGGGCTATCCGGTGACCATCGCGAGTTCGCAGGGATTTTCCTCGCAGCGTGATGAGCATGGATTCGCGCGAGGCCAAGGCACATGGATGCATCAGATGATGGTGCTAGGAACGCGCTTTGCGGCGAACGGTTCGCCGAAAGACGGCGCTCTCGTGCTCAATAGCTGGGGACCCTCGTGGGTGTCCGGGCCGCGATGGCCCGAGGATCAGCCGGAAGGATCGTTCTGGTGCACGCGCGAGACGATGCAACGCATCCTCGGCCAGGACGATTCATACGCAATCGGTAGTGTCGATGGGTTCAAACACAGAGACTTGAACAACGCCAACTGGCTCATGCCAGTACCAAAGGAGTAGCACTATGCTTCGCCGCATGTTTCGCAAGGACGCTTCTTCGGCCCACACCGTTATCGCCGGATGTCTGGCCGCCCTGACTCTGCTCGCCGCCGTCGCTCTCGGCATGGCCGTCGGGTCGTCCGCCTGTCACTGCCATTGCCACTGTCACCACTACGGATGGACGCCCGATGACTGCTGCGAGTGAGCCGGATCGACAGTACAGCGTCCGCGCGCTGGCCCTGTGTTTCTTCGTATCGGTGGCCGTCGGCTACGGTGCCGCGACGGTGGTGGCATCCTATGAGCAGAGCAGGCCGGTACTGCAGACGGTCGCCAAGCTTGCGCGGCTACTGCTCTGGGGTGCCGCGTTCCTCGAGCGGCCGCCGGTGTATCGCCAGGAGCATGCGATCCAGGCCGCACCGGAGGACTACGCCGTCGTGCCGCCGCGACCGCTGCCGCGCCGCGACGGTGAAGAACTGATCGACCACGCGCGAGGGTGGTGATATGTGGAGAGCCCTCATCTACTGGCTGACCTGGCTGGCCGGCGAGCCGGGCGAGATGGACGTGGCCCACGCGCGAGCCGCCGCTAGCGTGAGCGCCGCCCGGGCGAGTATGGCAACCGCACCGCCGGCACCGCCGACGCCTCCGCCGCAGACGACATCGGTGGAACCGGAGAAATGATCCATGGCAGAATTCTCGCTGCTGCCCGGGCAACTCGGACTCAAGACCCGCCGCGGTGACGAGTTCTCCGCGACCGTCACGCTCTCGCAGTCTGGCTCGCCGTTCGTTTTGACCGGCTACACGGTCACGGCTGCGATCACGTCGTTGGTGGACGGCACGAGCGTAGACGACTTCACCTGCTCGGTAGTCTCGGCGACTGCGGGCACGGTCTCGATCTCGCTCCAAGAGAACGAAACCTCGGCGCTTGCGTCCGGTTCGTATGCTTGGTCGCTGCGGTGGATCGCTCCCGGTGCGGTCACTCGCACCGCACTATCTGGCGTACTGGAGGTGACGCGGTGAGCATCACGGCGAGCGTCTCGGGATTACCGATCACGGCAAGCGTGACCGAGAGCGGCGCGAGCGTCGCGGTGTCGCCAGTGGCGATCTCGGCGACGGTGCTCGCGGGCATCGGGCCGCAGGGACCGGCGGGCGCTGGCGGCGATGTCGGGTCATCGACGCTCGCAGGGCTCACCGATGTGCAGATCACGTCGGCCGCCGAAGGAGACGTGCTTCGATACAACGGCTCGAAGTGGGCCGACTACGCCGAGATCAACCTGACCGATGGAGGTAACTTCTGATGCCCAACACAATCCGCATCAAGCGTCGCGCGTCGTCCGGTGGTGCTGGAGCGCCGAGCTCGCTCGCGAACGCGGAGCTCGCGTTCAATGAAAACTCGAACATCCTCTACTACGGCACGGGCACCGGCGGTGCTGGCGGCTCAGCCACGAGCGTGATCGCGATCGGTGGCTCGGGTGCGTTCGTCTCGATCACCGAAGTCCGCGCGGCAAACACGGTTCTCGCTGGACCGACTACGGGTGCCGACGCAGCGCCGACGTTTCGCGCGTTGGTCGCCGGGGACATTCCGTCGCTGTCTGCCGTCTACATCCCGATGACCGGCACGGCGACGCCGACCGGCACGTACACGTTCTCGGGCACGGTCAACGTCACGGGCACCTTTCAGTTGGGTTCGACGACCGTGACCTCCTCGGCGGCCGAACTGAACCTCGTGGATGGCTCGATCGCGAACACGGTCGTGAACTCCAAGGCGGTGATCTACGGCTCGGCCGGGCAGATCGCAGCGACGACGCTCACCACCAGCGGCAACGCGACGGTCGGCGGCGATCTCACGGTGACCGGCAACCTCACGGTCAACGGCACGGTGACGACGGTCAACTCGACGACCGTTACGGTGGACGACAAGAACATCGAGCTGGGCAGCGTCTACAACCCGACCGACACGACCGCCGACGGTGGCGGCATCACGCTGCGTGGCACGACCGACAAGACGATCCTCTGGCTCAACGCGACCGATTCGTGGACCTACAACCAGAACATCGAACTCACATCGGGCTACGCCTATCGGATCGACGCCGTCTCGGTGCTCAGTAAGACGACGTTGGGCTCCACGGTCGTGTCGTCCTCGCTCACGAGCGTCGGCACGATCGCTACGGGCGTCTGGCAGGGCACGGCGGTAGGCGTCGCCTACGGCGGCACCGGGCTCACCTCCGCACCGCAGGGCTCGGTGCTCGTGGCGAACACGGCGAACACGTTCACCGCGCTTGACGGCGGCGGTACGAACGATGGACTGCTCGCCTACACGGCATCGAGCGACACGATCGCCTGGGCGACGAGCATTGACGGCGGGACGTTCTGACGATGCCGATACAAGTCCAACTGAAGCGAAGCACCGCAGCGGGCGTCGCTCCGACGACGCTTGCGGACGGCGAGCTCGCGATCAACACGGCCGACTCGAAGCTGTTCTTCAAGGACAGCAGCGCGACGATTCAATCGTTCACGCTGCAACCGTACGCCACGCCCGGCGCAACGAACGTCTCGCGGGTCGTGTCACTCAACGGGCTGACCGGCACGCTGACGATCGCTGCCGGGTCGAACGTCACGGTATCGACGGCGGGATCGACGATCACGATTGCGGCTGCGAACGATGCCGTGTCGAGCGTGAACGGAAAGACCGGCGCGGTCGTGCTGACGAACACCAGCTTGTCGGCGGCGGCTGCCTCACATACGCATAACAGTGTTGACATTACAGTTGGAAATCTACAGCTAACGTACATAACTACAAATGACCCGCTAGACGACGTGCTACAGTCGATTGACTCAAACCTCGGGACCAAAGCCGACGCCGCAGCAACCAACGTCTCTCGCGTCATCTCCCTGAACACGATCACCGGCGCGATGTCGATCGTGGCTGGGAGTCTGGTGTCGGTTGCGACCGCAGGCACGGCGATCACGATCTCGGGGACAGAGGAAGTCGTCGAGTACCTCACGACCTCCGTGTTCCCGGCAACCGGCAACACCTCCCTGCTTTACCTCGCAACCGACGCCTCGCGGTCCTATCGCTGGACCGGGTCGGAGTATGTCGAGGTCGGGCCGACATCGCTGTCCGGCGGGTCAAGTGGCGGATCATCCGCTGGCTCTCGGGCGTTGACCTTCCTGTTACGGTGAAAATATGGCAGCACCCAACATCGGCAGCACTGCGGCGACGGTTTACCTCCGGGTCGCGTGCGGCCCCGTGGCGACGGCGACCGGGACGAACGCCACTCTGATCGTGTCGTGCGGATCGACATCGAGCACGGTGCTGCGAGTCACGCGGCTGGACATCGGCAACATCGACGGCGTGAGCGCAGCGGACATCACAATCCTTCGATTCGCGGGCACGAACTCGACGACGATCGTCAACACGGTCAGCGTTCCGGCGGACGCGGTGCTGCGGGTCTACGATGACGGCGGCTCGCTCGCGGTCACCGAGGGGCAGGATGTTCGCGCGGTGGCGAGCGCCGCGAATGATCTGACGTTCGACGCCGAGTATCAGGAGTTCGCCTGATGGCCGCCCTCGGCGATTCCTGCTGGCGACGTGACGGCGTGGCGGCGCTCTCGCTGCCGTTTCGCGTGCGTCTGCCTGACGGCTCGACGCGCACCGACCCGGCTCAGTGGTCGCTGGACCAGGCCGTGCTCGACGCGACCGGGTGGACGGCTTCTACGCTGACGCAGGACGACCTTGACGCGATGTTCCCGCCGCCGCCGCCGCCTGACCCGGTAGCGGCTGGTTGGCAGACTCCTGCCGGCTGGCGGCTCGGATGGACGGCGGATGACGTGGCCCTGCTCACGGGGCTCTATGTGCTCGCGAGCCGGGCGGCGGAGTTGGGCGTGACGCAGCCGGTGGTCGTGACCGACATGGCCGGCGAGCGGCACGCGCTCACGTTCGCGGAGTTCGAGACGCTGATGCTGGGCTACGGCGCGGCACGGGCGGCGTTGGGGCTGCCGGAGCCGGAGCCTGAGCCGGAGCCCGACGCGGGAGGCGACGCATGAGCAGGCCCCGCGGCGGCTACATCGGGTTCAACCGCGTGCCGGCGGCGTCGGCGGTCAACTCTGCGGCGAGCGGCGTGTGGACGCTGCGCGAAGCGGAGGCGATCAAGCGGGCGGGGACGTGGCCGCTTGGTGCGCCGGGCGGCGTCGGCACCGGCCTGCAACTCTGGCTTGACGCTTCCGATTCCGCGACGCTGTTCGACGCCACCAGCGGCGGCTCGGCTGTCGCAGCGGATGGCGGCGTGGCGCGGTGGGAGGACAAGTCGGGCAACGCGCGGCACATGACGCAAGGCACGGCGGCAAATCGGCCGGTGAGAAAAACAGCCACGCAGAATGGGCTAGACATCCTGCGATTTGACGGCAGCGATGACATCCTGGAACTAACATACAATTTGTCGAGCATCGCGGCGGCGTCGCTGATCGTTGTTGCAAAGTATGCCGACACTATTGGACATGAAATTGTCGCCGCGTTTGGGACACAAACCAGCTTCGGAGGTCTATCAGTTGAAAAACAGCGCTCAGGTGGCGCGAACTTCGGAGTAGTGGCTGGCAGCAACTTAGCAGCGAGCGAATCGAGTGTTTCCTTATCTGCTGCAAACACCAATATCAATGCGTTTGCTGCGATATACGGCAGTGGGACGATCACGGGATACATCAATAACGTCTCTGCGGGATCAACTAGCTTTGCAGGACCGCTCAATTCGCAAACGGGGTTTCGTGTTGGCGGCTACTTTGACATTTTGTATGCACAGGCAGACGTGTGTGAGGTTGTGTATTACAACAAAGCCTTGTCTTCAGACGAAAGAACAAGTTTGCAAGGTTACCTTGCTAATAAATGGGGCATCACGTAATGCCTTTCTCCTTCCCCTCATCACCCGCCGTCAACGATCAATCGACGCAGAACGGCCGCACCTACTCATGGAGCGGCTATGCGTGGGA